CCTATACGCCCACGTTCTCTGCCCAAACTTATCGCATTTTTGATAACGGTCACGCCGTTCACGACAGGCTGTACTCTTACTTTAGAGAGATGGGCATCCTTGTTGCAGAAGAATTGCCGGTCAGTAACGATGATCCACCAATTCAGGGCACTGCTGATGGTATAATTGATTTAGATGGACATAAACTTATTGAGTTAAAGTCAATCTCGACTGAAGGCTTCCAGTATAGGCAACTTTCACATAAACCTTCTGACGATCACGTTAGACAGGCTAATCTATATATGCATTGTTTAGGTTTAGATAGTGGTTTTGTTATTTATGAAAACAAGAATAATCAACAAATTTTACCTATTTATATAGAGCGAGACGACGTTTTTCTTGATAAACTATTTAAGAAGTATCGTAAAATATATAAGGCCGTACAAGACCAAGAAAAGCCTAAGCGACCGTATAAGAATACTTCGAAGCACTGTGCTAGATGTGATTTAGCTCCAATGTGCTGGGCGGAGAATGATGTAGATGATAAGCAGGAGTACGAGCCATTTTGACCCTATTCCATGCAAAAATGAAGAATGTAAGAAGATCTTTGTACCGAAAACGTATAATGCGATCTTTTGTTCCTCAGATTGCAGACGAGTTGTTACTAACAAGAAACTCCTTGATAATTACTACAAAAAGAAAGAAAAAAAGAACAAAAAGCGTGTTTGCGACACTAAAAAGTGTACAACAATCCTTTCTAGGTACAACAAAGAAGATCTTTGCGAAAGATGTAAGCGAGAAAGATACATTAAAAGATTAGTTAGTTGGGGTTGGGATGAGGAAAAAATAAGAGATGAGTATCGGTAAGATAGTCGCCTCAATAAAAACAACTCGTCTTATCGCCATTGACCCTTCTTCTCATTCGCTGGCTTGGTCAATTATTGATTTAGATAGGAATAATTTTAAAGTAGTTGCTACTGGAAAAATTGATTACAAGGAAAGCAAAGAACTTCATAACAAGTTTCGTGTAATCAGGAAAGGTATAAAGGATTTATGGAGCGAACATCAATTTCAGGATGCAGTTATTGAGCAGTCCGTTTACATTCAGAACTTTCAGTCAAGTAGGATTCTTTCATACATTATTGGATACAGTTGGGGGGTTTTAGATGAGTATTGTCATACTGTGTGTGATATTAACCCTCTCATCTGGAAGAATAAAATTGGATATAAGAATGTTTCAAAAGATGATAAGAAGGCTATTGAGATCCTTCACGGTACTAAAGGTATTCAGAAAAGACTTACTAAAGAACGAAAAGATCGGGTGAAAAAGATTATTGAAGATAAAGTTAATTTTAGCACTGAAGATGAGGATATAAACGACTCAATCGGTATTGCTCTATGGTATTATATTGATCATGGCTTCGGAACCTTATAAGGACAAGCAGTGGCTCTATGAGCATTATGTCATGAAGAGAATGAATCTGACTGACATATGTGCCAGACTTAAGGATGGGTATAATATTGAAGTAACACCTCAGGCTGTTTACAACTGGGTTAAAAAGTATGATCTTTTAAAGTTTAGAGGTAAAGGAAGAAATCTCAGTAGCACAAGTATGCGTAGACCTAAATCACCGATGCAAGAAGCGGTGGAGAAGAAGCGTAGAGAAATGCGTAAGATTAATCAAATGAAGAAGAAAGGTATGGGGCGTTGAGAAGAACTGTTAATTCTAGGGACATTACAACATTTGCAAAACTTGATATGTCTTATAATCAAGTAAGAATGCTCGAAGCTCAACAGAATGAGACGCAGTACAAATGTTTGGGTTCCGGTAAGTGTTGTAATATTGGTTTAGTTATTCACATGGGCGAGTGCGCTAACATTGCGTTCCGCCTGCGTCAGCAGTATTACTTATACCTTGAAGATAAAGGTCAAGTCTTTGCTGATGAATGGATGAATGATGTCATTAGTTCTCTAAAAGATGCGATGTTTGATGATGATTGGGAAGCCGGTGGTGAAACAACAAGAAAGTGTGCTATGTGGAAAGATGGCTGCACAATCTATGGCTTTAGACCAATGATATGCAGAACTGTTGGAACAGTCTCTGGTGTCGATGATTTTTGTCCTAGGTTAAGAAATGCTTACGGGAATGTTGAATACTATTCTGGACCAGCAGTTAAGAAGATTATAGAGTCGTTTCAGGATCTTCTAAAAGAATATGCTGATGGTAAGGGTGAGGGGTATGACATGGTTGTGTATATGCCTCTTGGTGTTCTTTCTTTTCTTTTAACGACTGAAGAATTGCAAGAACTGGAGCGGGTGACCGATGAGAAATTTTGGAAAGCAGTTGAGGGCTGGTTTAACTACAGAGTTCAGTTCACAAAAGAACATGGATATGATTATGATTATTTAAATACTCAGGCTGTTTCTATTGGTAAAAAATTAGTCTTTCCTAAATAATAATTTTAAGAAAAACTTACAAACTCCTGAAAACGGAGAAAATATCGTATAGTATGTTTTTTGCTAAACACTACTCCTTCAATTAAAGAGGGGAGGGAAATGGAAATTAAACGTGTTGAAGAGTCTTTTGAAAAGATTTCTGAAATAGGTAAATATACTTTGTACAAAGTGAATAATGATGAAGAACAAGATATTCTGGAGAGCGCTCTCGAAGAGCAAAGCTGACGGGTACGGTTACGCATCATATAGAATTTCCTCTGGTCTCAAGGAAGCCGGTCTGCCTTTACTTGAGACAGAGGATTTTTTACATTCAAAAGTACAATCTAATGTTACTAGTATCGGTCTTGATCCCGACAAAGGCTTTCTGTTTATTCCTGATTTAGAAAATGTTGATATTTATATAAATAACTGCTTGCCGCAAGATTTTACGTTTGGTGAGTCTTATAATGTAGGCTTTTCTTACTGGGAGACTACAAAGATGCCTAGCAATTGGGTTCCTATGTTGAATAGATGTGATGAGGTTTGGACTACTTCAAAATGGGCTGGTGATGTTTTTAAGGAAAACACTGGGCATGAGAATGTTCACTCTTTTAAGTTAGGGATTGAATCAGATTTGTTTTGGTCAAACTCTTGGATTCCTGAGGAGCCTTTTACTTTTCTTCATGTTGGTAGTCCGTCAACTAGGAAGAACACTCAGATGGCTGTAGACGCTTTTATAAAGACATATGGGCACAGGAAGGACTTTAGGCTGATTGTGAAGTCTATTGGGCCTCCTGACGCTCGTATAAGGGATTCTGGGATGAATCATGGTGCGATTACGAATCACGACAGGATTCAGGTTATTGATTGGGAGTTATCTGAGCCTGATCTTGCTGATTTGTACAGGTCTGCCCACTGTCTGCTGTATCCCACTATGGGTGAAGGTTGGGGAATGATCCCTTTCAACGCTATTGCTTGTGGTACACCCACAATTTGCACTAACGCTACTGCTTGCACAGAATACGCTGAACTGTCAGTGCCATTGGACTTTGAATGGTCTAAAGAAGGAACTACTGGTATTTATAATACTGGAGGTAAGTGGGCAAAGCCTAGTATTGATGATCTAGTGGATAAGATGCATTATGTGGTTAATAATTATGATGATATCAAGCAGCATACGCTACAAGGTGCTATAATTATTCATAAGGAATATTCTTGGCATAATGTTGTTAAGGAGTATGGAGATAGGCTGTCATAGTGTTGTTGATCAAATTAAAAATATTGAAAAGATAGGTATTCTTCATGTTAAAGGTTATTCAAATCATGAAATTGCATCTTTAATGTCAATGAGCGTTGGAGAAGTTAAGAGCCATATTGATGAATATAAGAACATTATTGCAAGACAGGCTGATGAAGATCCATATTTCTTAGAGAGAATTCAGTTTAATACTGTCAAGGCGTTGAATGAGTTTGATGAATTGACAAAAGAGGCGTGGGAGACGGTTTCTATAGCCACTGATCACGGAATGGTTCAACATAGGATCTCAGCACTAAAGCTGGCTGCTGATCTTGCAACTAAAAAAGCGCAACTGCATAAGCTTATGACAAATGGGTCTAACGCAGACGGTGAATATATACAGAGGATGCAGAAGGCTGAAAATGTTAATCAGATTTTGTCTAGAATTTTAAAAGATGTTATTTCCAAGCATCCAGAAATTGCTGATGCTGTAAGAAGAGAATTAGCTCTTGCCTTTGAATTGATGGGGCAAGATGATGAGTTTTTGGACAGAGATGTCACAGAAGGTAGAATACTTGACTGAAAATTGGCTCCATATGTGTGCCATCATAAAGGTTAAAAGTGAGCAAACGGAG